CATTGAACACCACGCGATATGCACGAAGTTCTTGACCAGTGAGTTCTTCACGGTTTCTAGCCTCGCCCATGAACTCTAGGGTTTCAAGCAGGCCGGGCAGTCGGTTGTTGGCTTTTACTTCTTGCACAATTTCCAGGGCTTGGGTAAAGTTCATTGCAGGCTCCTTGTTGCTCACTATGCCCATATTATAGCAAATGGCGAAATATTGGTCAACCACCAAAAAGACCCTAAATTTTGTAAGGGTTTTTGTAATACTCTAGTATTAAGTATTGACCGGTAACACCGCTGGGATGGGCAGCAGTGGGGGATCAATGGGTATTTGGTTGTAGGTAGCAATACCAGCTGCATTGAGTCTGGCTTGGTTGCGGGCTTCGCGCATGGCACCCACAATGGCTTGACCGCCCAGGGTGGATGTGTTGGCAATGTCGGCCAAAAATTCTGCTGCATCATTGGCCGCTGTTTTTTCAGCATACTGCGGCAACAATTGAACAAAACTGTAGATGCTGCTTTTTTCATTGGCCTGCAGATTGAAGTAGTCAACGCCGGCTGCTATTTGGTATCCACGTTCACGGTTGAGGTAGTTGGCAATGTAAGTCCAGGCGGTGTTGAGAATGGGCACCGCTGGATTGGCACTGAGTGCTGCAATAGCAGCATTGGCGTTGGCAATTTGTGTTTGTACCGCAGCATCTGATCCTGCCGCTGCAATGTTGGTGTAGGCTGTGTTGAGAGCAGCCAAACTGCCTGCACCTTGCAAACTGTTGACTTGGGCAGTGGCTGTGTTCAATCTTGTGGCAAAGTCGTTGAAATCAATGGCAGTGCCCAGAACGTCAGTGGTGGTGATGCTGTTGTTGGGACCAGTGCCAGTGGCCACATTGACAGCAAAATACGAAGTGACTGAACTGGCCACTGGTGTGGTTTGCGCAGTCAGCAATGGCAGTCCAGTCAGCTTGTTGAGACCACCAGGATCAGTGGGAGTCCAATAAGCAGTGTTGTTGATGTCTGTACCAACTGGAACGTCTTGCGCCGCACGGTAGTAGTTAGGTATAGCCGCCGTGTCGCGAACCACACTGTTGGTCAGCCACTCGGTGTTGCTGTTCCAAGGTTGTCCATCAGTGCCCAAGATAGCATTGGCTAGATCAGGCAAGTCTACATTGGGCACCAATTTGGCTATCTGTTTAAGGCCCACTTCAATAGCTTTGTTGGCCACTGCATCAGCGGGCGGTATCACTTTGCCCAGTTCATCACAGCCTGTGGGTGTGGCCAAGGCAGAATTCACAGCCGGGGCCACTGCCATGTTTACAGCACCATTGTTTTGAAAAATTGATACTGGCCCGTTGAATGTGGGCACTGTCATGGTGGTGTAACTCAGCGGGAACACTGCTCTTGGCTCCAACAGTTGCTCCAAGGTCACAATGTTTGGCGTGGTCACTTGCAGCACTGACAACACCTGTTGCACCGTTGTAGGATCAACCAAGAGAAATCCATTGTAAGCCAACTGTTGCAAACGATTAAATTCGTTGTCGCTGACGCCGCCAGGATTGGTCAAACTGTATCGGTTGTTAACAATCAAAATTCTGATTTCATCATCTGTCAAGCCAGCCACCTTCAAGGCCTCGTGCACCCCGGGCGGGGCCTGAGTGCTGATTCCAGTCACAGCAGCAATTTGTTGCAGCAGCCCAGCTGGTGTGCCATATAGATCAAGATTGTTGAAATTAAACAGTTGTCCTTGATTCACAAGATCTTGACCAAAATTTTGTAGGTTGCTGTTGACTTTGGTGATGTCAGCAGTGATCATGTCATCGAGGTCAGTAAAAGTTGGCCCAAGGTACTCGTTGGCATTGACTGCGCTGTAGATAAAACGATTCAAAGTGTCAATGTAATTCTGCACAGCCATAAAACCCTGTGAGAATTTACCGTAGTCGCCGTCGCCCAAGTAAGCTGCGGCAGTTTGTTCAATCAGCAAGCTGAATCCACTGGGATCCAGAGTGCTGGCATCTGTCACAGTGTTGGGAGTGAGATATTCGTTTACGAGATTGGTGTAAGTGCCCACTGGTGCTGCTGGAATGCTGTTGCCCAAGGCCGGACATACTGTGCTGCCTATGCTGAGCAGACTATCAAAAGTGCTTTCAGTAAAATAACTCTGTGCTTTGTAGGCGTTGACAGCAGTCAAATAGTTGGTGATCAATGTAGTGGCATTAAAGTTGGCAATGGCAGTGGCCAAGGCAGTGGGCACAGAGTTTAGGCCTGTGTTTTGCAACATGGCCGATGTCACTGTCAACTGCAAAGGTGTGACCACAGATGCCATTAGCTTGCTCTCACATCAGGACTGCCGCCGCTGCGCGGATGCCCGCAGGTGTCGCCAGCACCTGTGAGTATAACAGGTACACCACCGGCTCGCACTGAACTTGAGGGGCTTGAAGTCACAGCATGGCAATGCACTGGTGGACATCTTCGTGCGCCACAACAGGGGTGGGGAGAGACAGGATTGCCGTTGACAACTATGGGTCTGCCATTCACTCGCACTGATGCAACGCCACCAGTGGCCACGCCACCTGCACTGTTTGCATCGCCCACTCGCTGTACTCCTGGCATATCATCCCATTATAATTTTCTTTTCAGGTACTCTTATACCTGTTGTGGCTTCAAGGTATTTCATACACACCGGGTCATCAGTGAGCGAATACAATGCCACGCTATTCATATTTAGTGTGGGGTTTTTGGCAGGATCTGCTGTGAACATAGACGGGACTAAGCCCATGCCTTGTGGCCCTGGAGCCACGCTGACAGGATGCTCTATGGTCAAATTGCTGCCATCCTGTGCAATCACTTTGGTAATAAGTTCCTCACCAGAATTTAATTTAAATGTGTATACTTTATTCAGTTCCATTATTTGCTTTCAGTTAAACGTACCCGGAGTTCGGTAAAACCGCCCACTAGCTCTTCGTCAAGAAAGATCTGTGGAACTGTGCGAGCATTTGGAACTGCTTCTAATAGGTCTTCGCGAGTGTATCCATCACCAATTTTGCGTTCTTCAAACGCAATGCCCTTTTGAGTGAGCAAGGCCTTGGCCTGATCACAGTAAGGGCAGTTGTACTTGCTCCATACAATGGCTTTCATTTTATTTTCCTTGTTTTGATTGGTCGTAGGTCTTGGCAAAAATGTCGGCTTTGACAACACCATAGTCCCCTGGACCGTGTTTGACAATGTAGTCATTGCCACGAGTGTATTCAAGATTGCCCCATGATGCCTTGACAATACCATCATGGTCAGCAAGTCGGGCAACCTTCATGATCTTCTTGGGTGTAGCAGTACCATCACCATTGTCGTCATAGTATGCTGCAAACTTGATGGGACTCACCGGATACTGCTCGCCTTTGGGTCCCGTGATAATTTTATGTCCCACAGTGTAAGCCACAGGACCTTCCAGGGTGTCTATGGTGCCGTTATCTATGGCAGTGCCATACTTGATGGGTGTTGGATGTTTGAAGGTTTCAAACCCACCCTGTTGGAACCATTCGTCGTTGATCATAAAGTTGGTAGTTCGTCGTAGTCTAGGTGATCGCTCATGACACCAATCACATAGTTAGTGCTTTCGTTCTCCTGCAGCGCAGTTTGTTTCTTACTGACATCCACGTGCTTGTTGAACCAAGGTATGGGTGTGGTGCGGGGAGCTGGCTCTTGATATTTGATGCCAATTTCTTTTAGAGCATTGGCTGCGGTATAATCCACAAAATCTTTGAGAATCTGTGCATTGAGTCCAATCACTGGCCCTTTGCGGAACAGATAGTCAGCCCAGGCCTTTTCTTCCCTGATCACGTCAAGATACATGCCATATACTTCGGCCTCACATTCCACCTTGGCCTGTGCAAAGCGCGGATCTTCCTTGACCACTTGATTGATCATCCAGGCGGTCCAGTCACGGTGCAAGATTTCATCTTGCAGAATTAACGAGATAATATTGCCATTGCCAATGAATATGCGATTTTCCACCATGGCCAAGCTGGTGGCAAACGACACCATGAAGCGGAATGCTTCGAGAGCATATGAGGCATTCAGCGCTAACCAAATGGCTCGGACGTGTTCGGCTTCGGGAAACTGCTCCAACAACTCTTTGCGACAATTGATCATGTGCAGTCGGTCATAATATTGTCCTACCGAACTGGCCATGTTGACAATTTCTTTGGTATCGTGGATCGTGTTAAAGACTTCCTTGGGCACATTGTAGATGTTGCGAATGATGTGGCTGTAGCTGCGACTGTGGATATTGGTTTCAAAAAATGTCCAGTTGTAAACCACTGCTTCCAGTTCAGGAATACTGATTACGGGAGTGAAAATTTGACTGGGGCCACGACCTTGCAAACTGTCCAAGGCCGTTTGCCGTAACAGATTGCTGGTAAAGATATGCCGCACAGTGTCTGAAGCTTCTTTGAAATCCTGTGCATCTTTGGTAAGACTGATTTCTTCAGGCACCCAAAAGAAGCCACGAGCTTCTTGCTCAAATTTTGCCAATTTGTTGTACTTGACTTCTTCAAATCGTTGGATGGTCACCGGTCCGGCTGGATCCAAAAACATTTTGCGATTGAGGTAGTCGGTGCGTTGTGAGAGATTGTACTGTGCTTGGCTCATGTTGTTATCCTATTGTAATGTTTTTTCCGGTCTGTGTCAATGGAACTGATCGGCTTCGGTCGACGAGCGATTGGCCACTGTTGATGTTGCGCCCACGGCTTCACTGATCAAATCAAAATAACCAACACCAACTTCGCGTTGGTGCTTGACTGTGGTAAATCCGCGAGCCTCGGCCGCAAACTCTAGTTGTTGTAAATCGCTGTAAGCACCCATACCTTCTTTGGCGTATGCCTCGGCAAGGCTAAATGTAGCAAGGTTCACTGAGTGGAATCCTGCCAATGTAATGAACTGAAACCGATAGCCCATTTTGCCCAGTTCAGCTTGGAAGTCTACACATTCTTGTCTGGTCAAATACTTACGCCAATTAAAACTAGGACTGCAATTGTAAGCCAGCATTTGGTCCGGAAACTCAGCGTGTATAGCATCCGCGAATTTCTTAGCCTGTGCGAGATCAGGTGTACTAGTTTCAAACCATAAGAGATCACTGTAAGGGGCATAAGCAAGACCTCTTCGAATACATGCCTCAATGCCATTTTTAAATTTATAAAAGCCTTCCTCGGTGCGTTCATTGATAACAAAATCCCTGTCTAGCGGATCATGATCCGAAGTAATCAGCGTGGCAGCTTCGGCATCAGTGCGAGCCATGATCACAGTGTCTACACCGGCTACATCGGCAGCCAGGCGTGCAGCGTTGAGTGTGCGAATCATTTGCGATGTGGGCACTAGAACTTTGCCGCCCAAGTGGCCGCATTTCTTTTCTGAGGCCAGTTGATCTTCAAAGTGTACACCGGCAGCGCCAGCTTCAATCATGGCCAGCATGAGTTCATAGGCGTTCAATGCGCCACCAAAGCCAGCTTCGGCATCGGCCACAATAGGCAAAAAGTAGTCGGTGGTCACAGCACCTTCAGCATGTTCGATCTGATCTGCACGTCGGAAAGCATTGTTGATGCCCCGCACCACAGTGGGCACTGAGTTTACTGGATACAGACTTTGATCAGGATAAGTGGTGTTGGCAGTGTTGTTGGCTGCGGCCACTTGCCATCCACTCAAGTAAATTGCTTTGAGTCCAGCTTTGGCATGTTGTACAGCCTGCTGACCATTGTAGGCACCTAAGGTATTGATATAGAGTTCGTTGGCCAACAGCTCGCGAAGACGATGCGCTCCGCGACGAGCCAAGGTATGTTCAATCTGCAAGCTACCTTGAAGGCGACGAACTGTTTCTGGTGTATAATTGCGTTTTTTCATAAATGTACTTAAAGTTTACATGCTTCGCAGTCAGCATCTTCAAGGTTGGTGTCCTCGAGCAGCGGCAACAGGTCTTCGTCCTGTGCCTTGGCGCCTTGTTTGTTAATAAGACTGTAATAGAATGTTTTGATGCCCCAACGATGAGCCAGCATGAGATTGGTGGCTATCAGGGTAGTGGGCACTTTGCGGTTGGAAAAGTGTGCTGGGTTGTAAAAAGTGTTGGTTGATATTGATTGATCTACATAGGCCTGCAACACTGCGGCTGTTTTGAGATAGCCTGCGCAGTCTGTTTGATCCCACATCAGTTGATAACGATTTTTCAGTCTGTGATATTCTGGTACAACCTGTGTGAGTGATCCTGCCTTGCTTTCTTTCACTGTAATCAGGCTCATGGGCATTTCAATGCCGTTGGTAGAGTTGATCACCACCGAACTGGATTCCACAGGCGCAATGGCCATCAGTGTGGCATTGCGAACTCCGTGCTGCTTCATTTGTTCACGCAGGGGCTCCCAGTCTAGCTCAGGCTGAAAGTTCGTGAGTTCGTTGACCCCAGAGGCTCGTCGCTCCCATGGGAAGATACCCTGACCATACCAGGTTCGCGCCGAATCTTTGCAAGCACCACGTTCACGAGCCAATTCCACGGTAGCTTCCGTAAGGTAGTATGCTTGGTGCTCCATCCAACTTTTAACCTCGGCCAAAGCATCCGCATTACCGTATTGGAGTCCGCGCTTGGC